GTAGAAGAGGAGCGACTTAAAAACTCTTTTCCCTTTTGGTTTTGGGAATTGTTTTTATTTTTTTGTTGCGCTCTTGCACTTCCGATTTTGCCGCCGTGTTGCCGGTTACATTGGAGGTGTGCGATTCCTGAGCCGTCGAGTCCTGGGGTGAGGTCACCGGTGAGGGCTAGGGGTGGTTCGTGGTCTGCGCTTGCGCCTTGTGCACTGTTGCGTGGAAGTGTCATGTCTACTGGGTAGCCGCACCGGATACATACGGGTTCACAGTGTTCAAGGACCATCTTGACCCATTTCTTGTACTGGGCCCCTCCCCTACCAGGGGTGGTGGTTGCCATTATCTGGTCTTTGTCATGAGTATGCGGCTTACGGATTCTTGGGGGTAGCCCTTCTCGCGGGCTTGTTGGGCTCTCATGAGGCGTCCGGTTAGGTCTTCTCGGCAGTAGAGGCATGGCCATGTGCCTGTCGTGTTGTCGATCCAGCCTTTGTAGCATCGGGCGTGGTCGCATCCGCATCCGGCTAGGCCGCAGTGTGAATCGTATTTGCTGTAGTGGATTGGTTCGTGTGTCATTGGTTTGTCCTTTGGTCTAGTGATGATCGCCCTTTGTCTTTGGCTTGGTGGCCCAATCCAAAGGGCTCTTGGTGGTTGGTTTTTGGTATTACTCACCCTACCTGCGCGGTCGGGCGCGTTGCCCTGTCCTACACGAAACCAGTGCTATTTCCTCCGGCATACTGATTAATCGTCTACCCTGTAATGATCGGGGCGTCAGGGCATGACACGCCACGACTAGCATCATGGTGGTGTGTGTTCCTTAGCCTCTATTCGTTCTTGTGAGTAATCAATACTATTTTCTAGTTTTATGTAAATTGGTTCAGACTCTTGCCATAATGTTAAAGCTTCTCGCATTGCCGTGTTATATCCGTAATTGAATGGGCAAAGATTATGTTGGGCTGCGACGATGCAGTTTGCACACTGGCATGGGTCCGGGTTGAGAATGGTATTTAGACACCGAAGACAATCGCACGTATTGGCTGTCATCCCACACCCTTTTGTAGGTGGTCGATGTAGCCTGACGCGTCGGTTTTGTTCATTTCAGTGATGCTGGTTACTGCTGTTTTGTTGAGCCCGGTTAGCCATGCGTTGACGTTGGCAAGTTTGTCCAGGTCGTCACGGATGTCACGTTTAGCCAGGATGGCGTGTATTGCTTTGAGTTGCGGGCCAGTCAATGAATACATGCTCGAGCCTTTGCCGGGTACTGCACCGTCGTATTGTGGTGCTGGTGCCTCAGTAACCCAAGGGTCATCCGGTAGCGCCTCAGTGGTTCGCATGACCTTCCCTCGCTCTTTAGCGTGCTGGATTTCGTCCAGTGTGGCAATACTGGCGTCTATCCCTATCCCTAGGGCCCCTATCGCCCGGCCCCAAGAACTCGTCTCAAGATTTTGCAATTCTGACCCTCGAGTGAAGTTAGTCGTGCCGGGTACGATTTCCCACGCTGTACCAATGCCAGGGCGTTGGTCGTCGGGTGTGCGGTAGGCGTAGGCGCGTCCGATAACCCATTGTTTCCCTTCGACCTCGACGAATGTAGGCGGGTCCATTTGTAGTGAGCCCTCAGGGTGTCGGGCTAGGAATAGTTTGATTCGGGTCGGTACGTCCACATAACCGTCAAGGTTGTAAGTCATTCGCTATCCGTATCGTCGAGCATTTGTCTAATCATGCGCCTGACATCTGCCACTGTTTCGCATTTCTCGACCTCAATATCGTCAAGGACATTGGTTAAGGCTTGTACGTAGCCTTCGAGGTAGTCACCCATGACTGCCACCTACATAGCCCCACGCTAAACCGATCACGAGGCCAGCAAGTAGGCAAGCGAGGCCGAGCAATGCGGAGCTCACGCTGTGCGCTTCCACATGCGAATAGACCTACCGTTATTGGATTCCCGTGTGCTTACCACGTAGTTCCCCATTGAGGTAATGACACCCATTGACGCCCATGAGCGAAATAGTGCACCTATTTGGTTCGGGTGACCGTCGGGTAGGCCGATGGCGTCAATGAGTAGGTCGGCACTAAATAGACCACCGATAGCCAACGATTTACGAAAGATAGTGGCTTGGATCCGCCAATTCTTGTCTATTTCTGCAAGCACCTGGACGTCTTCACGGTCGAATCGTTCGCAATAGGTGCAGAGTTGGCCGGTGCAATTGTGCCCGGGCCTGTCGAGTTGTATGTCACCGATCGAGTCAAATAGTGAGTAGGTCATTGTTCCCCTTTTCGTTCTAGTGGCTAGTGGTGTGGTGAGCCTTGCCACTAGAAACAAGGCCCACCGGAGACATCCTCTGATCTTATGTGCCAGAGGTACGCGGCTTCCCCTCCGCTGGTATGTCTGTGGCCCTATCTTGGTCAGCCGTAGGTGTGCTGTCAAGGACTTTGACTATTCTGGCGTGTTGGGCATTATTTCAGGTGACCACCGGTCACGTGAGAATCGGCGGTAGGCAAGTGTTGGTTTACCGTCACGAATCACGATAAAGGCTTGCCCATCAATGCCAAGGTGATCGAGGTCGAATAGGTAATAGGCGGCGTTTAGCACCCGTGGCGTGTTTGGTTCCAATGCTCGGCCCCCCTGCCGTTGTCCCATGCCGTGTAAAAGGCCCGGTCTTGCCAGTAGCGGTTCCATTCTTGGATCGGGTGGTGCCTTAGTGCCTTAATCTCTGAGATCAGGCCGTCGGCGGTCGATCGACTCTCCCTGATCATCATGTACGTGAGGCTAATTCTCCATTGAGAATCGAGGAATTGGTACGCGCCTGATGCGGTCGATACGGTGCCTCGGGCCCTATAGTTAGATCGAGACTCCCTGTGCATAATGCACTTACGAACCTTTGCCCATTTATGGTGGTAATGCTCCCCGGTGTACAAGCTTGGTTCGTGGCCTTTCCAGTCTTTCGCTTCCATCGAGTTCGCTGCACAAGCCGGGGCCGTCAGTAAGGCCGCGCACATCAGCACCTCGGTAATCATTTGTGCTCAATGATCGTCACCGTACTCGATATTCGGGTCCGCCGAACGATGTAGGCGTCTACAGATTCCCGGTCGATCCTGCGGTGCCCGCCGGGTGTGACAATGGCGTCAATGCGGCCCGCATCCGAATAGCGCCTAATTGCGTCGCGAGACACGCCTAGCATTTCGGCGGCTTCCCCTGGTCTGATGTATGTCATTTGTTCCCCTTTTCGATAGGGATCGAGCCTAGCCGTTATTTGTTTGCTTTACGTGCTTTTGAGAGGTCGCGCCGCCACCGGGCTTTTTTCAAGGGTGAACGGGTCAGGATCGGTAACGGGAATACACTCCCATCGCGGTCGGCGTAACTCGTGAATGAAACGTGGATGTGTGCTTCGTGCCCGTACCCTGAGCCGCGCCACTTCCACCAGGTGCGACGGTAGGTTCCGCTGCTAATGCGGCCTTCGTAAACCACGTATTTGAGGCGTTTAGCACCGGGGAGGCCGCTAGCTGCGTACTCGAGTAGTTGGTTGGCTAGTCGTTTGGCGGTTCGCCCGTTACGGTTTCGGCCTTTCCCCATATTTTCGTCTATATCTATGGCATGGACTACACCGGCTTTGTTGGGTGTGTGATCGGATGCTGAGCCTCGCGCTAAGTGGGCCCGGTCACCGATCCATCCATCGGTACGCTTATCACGTTTGGGCCATTTTCGGTTCACTTGATCGCGTAGTGTGACGCCGCCTTTACACAGTCTCGCCATTATCTAGCCTCCCATATCTTGGGTCGTCACCGTTTAAAGCGTTAATAATCACGGGGATTACTGCCGCAGAGACTGCAACGATAAGCGGGTGAACGTCCGCTGTTGCTAGCCACGACAGGAGGGCGCCGAGTGCGGCGCCGCCCGCTATTTTGACGATGGAGCCTTCCCACGTTGAGGCAAGCCAATGTTTCATATCAGAGTCCTAACTTCTCGGAGATCCGGTCGACTTTTGCGGCAACGTCGGCCAATGATTCGCCACCATTACGGAACCCCGGCTGTATTGTGAGGGTCGCTTTCTTGATCTCATCGCGAACCACATTCCGGATGAGCCACACGAGGCCGGTGCCCATGATGGCTAGGGCGGCTAAAGATGTGGCTACGAGCCCGACGACGTCCGTAAAGTCCATGGGTTTACCCTTTGAGTTTGGCTCGGACGATTGCCCGGGCGCGTTCGGTTTCGGTAGCCAACTTAGGATGCTTCGATGACGTTGGCTTTTTCTTAGGCTCAACTTCGACCGTGTCCACGTGTAGTTCTTGATCTATTTTGGACATTATGCGCCTTCCGTTAGTTGCGGGTACATAACTGCGAGCATGGCCTCGGTGAACCCGAGGGATAAGGCGAACGCTCGGGCGGCCTCTAGTGCGTCTACTCGGTTGGCCTCTGCCGTGACGGCGGCGGCTTCCAGTCGCTTAACTTCCTTCACTACTTCGGCCTCTGTTAGTACATCTACGTCTGGTGTGTGCCAAGTGATACCGGCAACATCGTCACCGTTCATTGTCCACTCGATGTTAGGTCGTAGACTTGCTACCGCTTGCGCTGTGTTTATCATTCTGAGACCTCCATTGCAATAATCATGGATCTGGAAGAAACGTTTTGAGCAGAGATTGAGTTACTACCCGCTGATCTCTTAAATTGTGTTTTGTATGTGGTCGCTGCGGTTGTTGCGGGTGAATCAAGCCAACTGGCCGCGAATGTTCCCCCAAATACTTGTGACCCTGACGAGAATATGTACCTAGAAAACTCTGCTATCGAAGTGGAACCCCTAACAATCTGCCAATCAATAACCGTGCTACCCACGCCGTCACAGTTAATGTTTTGGGATGTAAATAAAAGTATTTTAGAAGACGTTGCTGACGGCGTAATAGTCACAGTCAAAGTGGTATCAACGTAACTCGCGGAAGTGGTTGCCGTCGAGGTAGTTGTTGTCCCTTGGACAACCTGCAACACTTTCCCGCCGTCGAGGCCGTCAATATGGTTTGCTAGGGCCAAACTGACGCCCGGATAGTTCGCTACAAGATCCGAGGACTCTACATAGGGAGTGCCTGCCGGTGTGACTGCCATTTTATAACCTCACTAGATCGGATTGGGTAATGATTTCGAACCATTGGGCGCCCGGGCCAACTTCTCCCCATGTAAACGCCGGGGCGACTTGACCCCATTGTAGGACTTGCAGACTGAATCTAGGGTCTGATATGGACAGTGTCATGATGTGCTGCCCGTTGTTGTAGGAGTCCGTCCAGCCCTCAACGATGCCGTTAAAGTCAGGATACGGTCCCGAGGCCGGTAATCCTCTGACGGTTACTAAGTCACCGGATACGAGTTCGAGTAGTGCGGTCGTGTCGGTTTCGTCTAGTTGATCAACAAGCACCGATATTTGGCCGAGGTTCCATAACCCGTTCGCTTGCGCGGTCATGATCCCCGCGGCCCGCGTCGTCGCGTCGTCTATGGTTTTAATGTCCGTGTCAAGCCGATATTCACGTCGCCCGTATTGGGTGATCGAGGCGCTATCCGTTTGGGTCACTGACTCATCTGGCCCGTATGTCACGGTCACGTCGTTAATCAAAGGCGTCAAAGTCTTAGCCCATGTCGGGGCAAAGATAACCCCTGGCGCTTCAAGGTTGAAGCTCGTTGGGAATAGCGGGTAGTCGGCCCATGTGCCTTCGGCCTCCGACCAGGTGCCGACCTGGTTGGCCCATATCCCGGCAAATGTTGTTGATCCCCGGTTGCCGTAGTCCTCGAATATGATTCGGCCTGTCGGATCGTCGTAATAGGTAGCGCCGGTTCCTTGAGCAATACGACTTAGGGCGTCTAGGGCGGTAGTGGGTTGCGCGTCGGCTTCGAGGATCGCGTACAGCGTAATATCGGGGTCGCCTGCGTTGAGGTAGTCGAGGCCAGTGGCGTCGAGAATGTCGGTCACACGTTGCCTGGCGGTTTGCTCAATGTAGCCCAAGGCACCGACATCCGTATAACCGAGTTTCGCGAGGTTGCCCATCGCCGTAATCGTCGTGATCGCCGTCGGGGTGCCCGTACTAATGAATGACACGTTCAGGTCACTGATAGCCCCGGTGAACCGATCGACACCATCGAAAGATATTGCGACCGTATCCGCTAGATCAAGAAGCGGGCCAGTGTCGCCACGTAGCACTAACTGAGCGTTTGAGGCGGTTGGGTTTGCTGTGACATCTGAGCGACCGTGAGCGACTGCCAGACTGTAATCGAATAAGCCTAGGTCGATCACCGACCCGCCTAGAGTGATTTGTAGGGTCATGCGAGCACCGGGGTGACGACCGCGCCACTACGGGCGTCCGAGTTACGTATCACGTTGGCGATAGCCCGGGCCACTTGTTGATCGGTGATTAGTTGTTGGGCGGCTGTCGCGTCGGCTACTTTTTCGGCTCGGGCCGCTGTGGCTGCTGCTTCGACGTTGCGAACCGCGGCGGCCACGTCACTGGCAAGTTGCGTTTTGAACGCTGCACCGACTGGTTTAGCCATATTCTTACCCAACTTTTTGAGTGTGTCGCGCTCGTAATCCAGTTGCTTGGCAAGACTGACGACCATAGCGGCGGCCGATTCGACCCCGGCGGTCATGAATTCGGGTACTAAACCTAGTGCCAGTTCCCTGGTGCGGTCTTGAACATTGACCCATTTCTCGTTGATTGATCCGAGTAACCCTTTGTCGTTGAGCATGTCTTGACCGAGTGCCCCGCCCACTTCCGGGCCTAGCCCGGCCATGTAGTCGATCAAAGTTTGGTCTACCTGCGAGCTTTGTAGCGCCTCGAGTACGTTGCCGAACCATTCGGCCTCCGCGACCATCGCATCGAATCCCGCCAACACGGATGTGCCGGTTTCTTTCCCATCCGTGTACGCCTTACCGAGGTCTACCCCGGCGAGTAGGTTGCCTTGCATTGCCAGGGCGTAACCCGCGACGGCGTCTTTCGCGTCGTTGAATGATTGCACTTGGATGGATAAAAGGTTCTCAGTTGAGGTGATGGACTTGCCTAGGTCGTCGGTGCTTTTTTCTAGGTACTTTTGGAATTTCGTTAGTTTCTCGACTTCGACCGTCGCACTCGATGCGGAACCGGCGTAGTTCGTGGTCGCCTTCGTTGTCGTGGTGGTGGTTGCTGTTAGGTCTCTTTGACGTTCGGCAAGGTCTTTGTAGTCTTTGTTTTGTGCCTGAGCGACATCGCGGGCCATTTTGGTTTGTGCCTGTAATAGTGACACGGCGTCTGTAGCGCCGTTAGCGGCGTCTGTCATGTCGTTTAATGGGTTCACCGTGTTGGCTACCGTGTTGCCGAATGTTTCCATAGCCGGGGAGGCTTCATAGGCGGCGTCGCCCGTTCCCTCTGTCGCTTGACCTAGCGCGTTCATTATGCGACTAAATGGGTTTATCGTGTCACTAACGAAACTGAATGCGTCACCGAGTAACCCGGTCTCCGTTTTGACTTTCTTTTCAATGTCCCTAAGGAATATGAAGCCGTCGTAGAGCATCGCGAGCGAGGCGACGACGTCGGCCACGGTTTCGCCTAAGTCTTCGAGTGCTGGTTCTAGTTTCTCCATGGATTTGACCATGTCGCTAGTGCCCTCAGTGGCGTCAGTTAGCCCGGTGAGTAAGCCTTTACCGAATGATTCCGCTAGGTTGTCCGTCGCTGTTTTAAGTACTCTCATCCGGCCTTGAAGCGTGTCGGCGGATGCCGTGGCCTGCCCACTAAACGTGTCCGACAACACTTGAGTAATGACTTGCATGTCGCCGGTTTTGATTGTTGCGGCGTCGATACCGGCACCGAGCCGCGACAGTCCCGCTATGTTTCCTTCGTACGCTTTACCCATCGCATCAGTTACGGCTTCGAGGCTTTTACCGGATCCGGCAGACACGTCAAGGGCGAGGCTTAAGGCGTCTTGTGCTTTACCCGTGTCACCGAGTGCCCTGACCAGGCGGTCGTAGGCGGGTCGAAGTTCGGTATCTGCCACGCCGAGGGATCGTTCAAGACCGTAAATAAACTTTTCTATTTCTGGCTGGTCGTGCGCTAGGCCAAGGTTGTCGAGTGTGGTGGAAAGTCTACGGACGGCCTCTTCATCTTCGAGGGCTGCTTTAACTCCGTCGGATGCTAGTTTCACGGCGAGCGCACCGGCGGCGAGACCGGCACCGATAAGGGCCGGGCCGAGCATGTTTTTTAGGGATCCCGCTAAACCTTTTAGGCCGCCTTGGGCTTGCGTCATTCCGGCGTTGAATTTTTTTAGATCCGCCGCTAAGTAAACCGTTAAGGTTTTTCCGACTGCCATTACATCACCGGCCATTT